GGTTACGCCGTCCGTGAACGTGTAGGAAATGAGCACCGAGTCGCCAACGGCAGCGGTTGAACTGGTAGAAGTCGTCAGCGTGGTGACGCCCGCCGCGCTGCTATTCGACGAAATGTTCACGTCCGAATAAACGGCTTCGGTGCCAATGCCCGGCACCGTCCACGAATAGCTCTCAAAGATTGCCCGGCTGGCTGGCACTCGGCTATAGGTGCGCGTCCATTTGATAACGCCTCCGCCAAGCGGTTGCGGTTCGCTTTCCTTTACCAGAAAGGCGTCAAGGATTTCATCGTGGGGCGTGTCAAGATTCAGCGGCGCAAAATCATCCTCGAATTGCTGGTAGTCCTGCTCAAAAACCACCTGCGAAAAGTCGTCATCGAACGGGCGAAGCCATCGCTTTGGCCCGTCAATCTGTGGCGTCGTTAAATCGCCGTCTGTCCATGTGTAGCTCATGCGAATCTAGGAACTACCTTCAACCCTGCTTCCTGAGAAAGAATCCTGATTGTTTGCAGTTCATCTTTTGCTTCAACTAAGCTGCGGTCAATAGAGGTCAACCGCTCGTCGCTTTTCAGAGACGTAATTCCTTGGCGAATTGTGTCGGCCCGGCTCAGGAAGGCAAGGGCGCGTTTGCGGCTTCCAACGGCACCGGACAGCCGCTCGCGTTCCGCCTTGGCTTGGAGGTCGCGCACTTCCCGCGCCTTGATAATGTCCGCCCGCGTGCCGGGGTCGCGCACGCCACGCAAGTTGGCATTCGCAAGCTCATCCAATGAGAAACGGGCGCGGTCGGCAACGGTTTCCTGTGCTTGCCGTTGCTTGTCTTTCAGCTCGTTCAATTTGTCCATCCGGCCCATGTGCTCCTCGGCCTTCTTTTGGCGTTCGTTTTCAATCTCGCCAATGACTTTGAGCTTTTCCTTCTCTTTGTCTATGAGCTTGGACTTGGCTTCAATGCGTTCAATCTCAGTTTTCGCAGCGTCCGCAGCGTCTTCCATCAGCTGTTTGATTTCTTGGTCAAGCGCAAGAATCTTTCTGTAATTGTCGGCCTGCTCGTATTTGCTCTGCTTGATTTTTTCCTCTAGCTCAAGCTGTGCGTCCATCGTTTTGATGTGAAGCTCCGCAGCGGCTCGCGCAGCCCTTGCACGCTCGTCGTCTTCTCTCCTGCTTCTCAATATGCTTTCAGCGTTTTCGTTCCAGAACTGGTCCCACGATTGCATTGCCGCTTTAATTGGCGAAAGTCCGGCAGACATTGCGGCAAGAAATGTGGGTCGCAACATTCCAAGCCTAAGAAAGAATCCGGCCACTGTGGTTGCAATTCCTCCGGTGACTGTTTTAACGCTGTTCCAAGCACTGGCAACGGCTTCAACGTTTTGAGCAGACGCGACTACGCCGAAGCGCATCATCGTCCTTGTGTAATCGTCTATACCCTCCGCGCCTTCGCCAAGAATGTTATTGATGTTCCGGCCGGTCTTCCCAAAGAACTCAACTGCCAAAGCCGCTTTCAATGCGGCGTCGCCTGTGTTTTTGTAAGCGTTGGCAATATCTTTGAACACTTGCTCCGTTGACCTTGCGAGTCCGTTTGAATCGTAAAGAGATATGCCAAGGCTGGAAAATTTCTCAGCAGCCGCTCCGCCCTCGGTTCTAGCCTGCCCCATTGTTTCCGCGAGCTTTGTCAAAGCGACTGAAGCATCTTCAGCCGTTCCGCCGAATTTCATGGAAAGCTGTTCAATGCTTTGAACAAACTCAACTCCGACTCCCAAATCTTCCGCCCGCCTTTTCAGCGCAAGCATTTCCTCGCCAAGCATCTTGGCACCCGCAACCGCCGCGCCGAATCCAAACATGGAGCGAATATCGCCGCCAATATCCGACGTGAACCGCTTCCAATCAGCTTTCGCGGAAGTCAGCCCTTTTTTGAAAGCTGTTCCGTCCAAACCTAACCGCGTTTGTATCTGCTCAATCATGTTAATTGGTTGCCGCTCTAGCCTTCAAAAAGTCCGCTTTCACCTTGTCAGTCAGGCGATTGAACTGCGGGCCGTCGTCACCGTTGCGAACGCGAATGATGCGAACATATTGGAAGACGCACGGCAAGGGCAGGTTCAAAATCTCATCCTGCCGCCAGCCATACTCGCGGGCTAACAAGTCAACAATACTGGCCAACCATGAATTGTAGCTCTCACCCGGCTTTCCTTCGCTTGGAGGCGAGTCCAGAAACATATCATCTAAGAACGCCTCAATTTCGCGGACGCACTTTGCAAATGGCAGGTTGGAAATGGCAATGCTCACGTCCGCCATTCTCTTGGAGTTGCCGCACTCAAACTTTGGCGACAATACCCAAAGCAATTGCGGAATGTGTTCCGGCTTGATTTCGCCTGCCGTAACAAAGCCATTGCCGCAATGCGTAAGAATCGCCAAATGCCGTGCGGTCATTAGTCGCACGGGCAAGCCGCACAAGGTCATCGGCGCGTCTAAAAAGGCGGCATCCCGAATAGCGTCCTGCTTTTGACAGGCTTCTACATATCCGGGAATGCCTATGTGACTCGGATTCATCGGCTAGGGTTAGCCGGCGTCCGGCATCAAGTGTATTTCTTGCGGAAGCTGATGTTGAACTTCGTGGCGTCGCCCTGCGTGCGCGGCTTGCTCACCTGCTCAACAATCATAGTCTCGGCACCCACGCCACTGTCGTCAGTGTAGGAGAAGGTCAGGCCGATAAGAGGAATGGCCGTGCTGGTAGAAGCGCATTGAAGCGTGGCCGTGCCCTTAACAAAGTCAGCGACGCCGACGCTGCCGCTTGGCTCATTGTCCGCGTTGCGCCGTTCAATAGCCTGCGTGGTGCGCTGGATTTCAACGCTCTCGGGAATATAGCCAACAGCGTTAATCGTGATGACTGCTCCCGCTCCGTAGGGGATTGAACCGTCGTTCCAAGTGGCTGCCATAGTCTTTTAGATTTGAATTGTTACGCTGACGGCATTCCGCGTCACGGGCTTAAGCTAGTCAAGACGGCCAAGCATCATCGCGTATGACAAAGATGATGCGAAAGGAAAGCGTCGTTTGGTCGAATCGTTCATCCTCCACATATTGAGGCGAGCTGCCTGACTCTTGAACCAGCGCGATTGAATGGTATGGGAGCCGCTGAGTTGTCCAATTAGTCAGCGTGTAAAGATGCCGCCGAACTTTACCAAGGTATGTGGCATGGCTGGCTGCATTCTCTTGGCGGTTCGTTGTCACCGTGACGTTAAGAGTGGCGTTGAAATCAATAGGCCAGTTGAATGCATTCGTGCCGGTCTTGTATTGCTTGCCGATGCCTTGCACGCCGGACAGCTGGCAAAAGGCAAACGGCGTCGCAAGCGTAACAGTGTCGCGTTGCTTGTGGCTCGTTATGCTCGCAGCGTTGTCCAGAATAGATTCTGCCGCCGATTCAATGGCGGACTCGAATTGGTAGATTGTATCAATGTCAGGTGCGGCCATAACCGTAGTCTCCAGATTTTCCCGGCCCGTATTTAATCATGCGGCGAAGATTGCGCTCCATGCTTGCCGCACGCGAAAGCAGTGCGCCCCTAAAAACGTGGCCCATTTCAGTAGCCACGCCCGGCGTTGTGTTTGAGATTTCAACGAATGAATTCGGTCCGGATAGTTGCGCCGTGACGCTGCCGTTGCGCGGCTTTTGCGCCCGCTTCACCCAATTAGGCTGCCGCACTCCAAGCAAATCGGCAGCTGCCCCCCATCCGCTTTTCATTGTTCCAACGTTGGCCGTTTTCCTGACTGACAAGGCGAAAAAAACAGCGGCGTCCACAACGTAGCGGTTGGAGTAAACCTCCTTGGACTCTCTGAATTGCTGCGTTTTTTGATAAGCAAGCTTCTCGGCTTTGGTTCCAAATCTGTTTGAAGTGTAGCCAAGTCGCTTGGAAAAAAAGTGATTGCCTTGGCCAAGCCCTTTCACTCTGCCGTTTTCTCTGTGCTGCTCGTGTATTCTTTCAAGCTCAGAGACTCCCGCGTTCAGCTTCATCTTGTTATGGTCCGCGTAAAACACATACCCATTTTTAGTAACCCACAATTTAACGGCTCCATCCTTGCGCATTGCTCCAGAGGAAGCCGACGCAGCGTCGCGTTTGTTAATGGGGAAAAACACGCTCTTCAAATCGCTGGCAACCGCCTTTACGCCTTGCTGGTATGTGTATGGAGGTGTGCGCCTTTGCAGCTCTTTTACCAATGCCGCCGCCTCAAATTTCACAACCTTGCCCGCATCGCCAATAAACGCGGCCATGCGGTTCAAAGAATCAGTGAACCGGGCGTCGTCAAATTGAAGCGAAGTGCTCACTAGTTAACCTTGGTAAGCTGGTAAGTCGTCAGAATCCCATTGGCAGAATCTTCCCGACGCAGCACGCGGTAACTGACGCTTGCCACTGTGACTTTATCGTTAACAGCTGGGGCGGTTGTCCAATCTGAAATCACGCTGACTAGCTCCAAGTCGAAGTTGGACAGATACCCTGCGTCGCCCATGCCAAGCTCCTTACTTTGGCGATTCAATAGGCAGGTGCGCGTCGCCGCGCCAAACGTCACGCTGACGCCGATGTCGTCTTTGATTGCGTCAACGTCTGCGTCCATCTCTGTGGCTAGACTCATGCCGAGACGCTTTCACACGCGGCCAATAGTTTCAAGGCGGCGGGGCTTCGGTTGTCTTAGAGCTGTGGTGATACTCATGCAACACCTTGGCAATGTGAACTTCAACAAGGTTCTTGGCAGCGCATAGCGGGGCAGCAAAAGCCCAGTCCTCGCCGTAGTTTGACGCCGGGAAGGCCGATTGAATTGCCAGCGTGCGACGCCACGCGCATACGTGCCAAGCGTTGCGGCGCGTTATCCCTCCCGCGTTGAACGGCTCATTCGGATTGCCAAGCTTGAATTCAATCTCACTGGATAGCGCGTCAACGTAAGCACGCTGGCGAAAGGTAATAACGTCAGGGCTATCCTTGGACGCGAGCAAGATTTGATGCACGTAACCGGGCGCAACCCAGTCGTCATCATCTACGAATGCGACGTATTTGCCGCGTGCCATGCGCAAAAGGTTGTCTCGCTTCTGGCCTACGGTTCGCTTCTTGTTGTCGCAGAAAATCAGGTGTTCAACGTCCTGCGTGCCTATTTCGTGACACTGGCGTGCGACTTCATCCGATAGCTTTTGCAGTTGAGCAAAGCGCGAAGGGACGGCGGGAGTTAGGATGGAGAGAATCATGGCTTGCGATACATCCAGACGGGAAGATAGAACTCGGCATTTGGCAGCAATTCCTTCACGGCCTTTTGAACGCCCGGAGATTGCGCATCATGACCGGCCAAAATGCCGCCGCTCTTAATCTTTGGCAGCCATGCGGCAATGTCGCGCTTCACGCTCTCGTAATCGTGCGCCGCGTCAATATAGGCGAACGTCACGCTTTCCGAATTGAAGCCGGCAGCCGACGCCGCCGAATCGGCCTCCAAGATTCGCACCCGTTCGCACCCGCAGCGAATCAGATTCGCGGATAGCTCCTCGCGCTTCGCGTCTTTGAAGCTGTCCACGGCCCAAAGTGCGACGCCATGCTTGCCTTGCCTTGCCAGCCTTTGCGCTAGGTAGGCAATGGACCGGCCTTTGTAGCTGCCAACTTCAACGGCAATGTCGTTTCCGCCAAGCGCGTCCGCCACTTCCTTGTAGAAGTGATAATAGTCAAACCAGCCTTCGCACGTTGACCAGTCGTTACCTTGGCAGAGGCGGTCATAAACGGCTTTGCCCTCGGCGTATCGGTGCGGCGCATTCTGCGCGGAGTGCGTTGCGTCCATCGCCTCGCCAGTGAAGATAGGATGCTGGTGCAAGAATTCAATATGACGCGCCTGAATGACTGCGCCACGGTCATAGGCTTGTTTCGTGAACCAGTTATCTGAATACACGCCCGTGAAATCAGGATGAAACAGGAACTTGTCGTTGACCGTGTAAACCTTGGTGCAAATCGCCATGCACAGGAGGTCATCCTTCCGATGCCCGTCAGAGATGGCCAGCACGGCAGGCTTTGACGTGTCGCCAATGGCGTTCAAAATCTGCGTGTCCCATCCCCGCGACGGCAGCCAGTCGTCAGAGAGTTGGACTAACACTTCGCCAAGCGCGAGGTTTGCCGCTGCATTCCAAGCCGCGACGCACCCGCCGCCTGGTGGCAGCTTGGTATGATGGAAACGCTCGAGCGGTGCGCTCTCAACATCATCCGCATCGAAAGCAAATATGTGTTCAATCTGCTCCGGGTGCTCTGCCATGTCATACCATGACTTACGCGCCAGCACGGCACGTTGCGGACGGCCACGAGTAGCGTGTAGCAATGAGATTTTGCACCCGCCTGCCTTGATATAGTTGGCAATCCGCAGCCGGTTCGCGTCCACTTCCGCCCCGTTCATCCGCAATGCTTGCTGGTAAATGTCGTCGCCGAGCCAGCCGTAAAAGCCGTGCCGGTGATTCCATTCGGTTTTCTGCGGGGCTGGTGTTGCCCGCATTTGCTGCGCATAGACCATGGCCAAGTCAGGCCGGCCAAAGTCTAGTGCGTTTCCAGATAACACGCCAAGAGCTTCACGCCTGGCCGGGTCGCACCGGAACGCTTCGTGAAGGAACACTTCCTTTTCGGCTGGCTTCTCTGCGATGCGGGCAAGATTCATGAGCATCTCATACTTCTCGGCCTTGCCTAGACGCGGGTCATTGAATGCCCGCAAAGCCGCGTCAACCGCTCCTTGCTTGTCGCCAATTCCCATCAATTCGCCGTGCAAATGGTAAAGCAATCCGGGGTGCATTTCATCTTCTGGAATGCTTTTCAGGATCCGCAAGTTGCGCTCGTTGCTTCCGGTCTTGTCGTGGCGTGGAGAGTGGACAATCACAACGCCGTCGTCTTGTGCGCCGTTGACTGGCTCTACATTGAACCGGAAACACTCGTGGACAGGATAATGCCAATGGCCAGAGTCGCGCAGAATCAGACGCTCGCGTGGCACGCTGACGCCAAGGCCAAGGATCTTGTATGGGAAGATATAAGCCGCATACTTGGCTTCCCGCGCGTGCTGCCGCACAAGCTCCGCCCCGCTTTCAAGGATGTCGTCAGTGTCGCACCAAAATGCATAGTCATACTTGGCGAGGTCAAAGGACATTTGCCGCGCCGCCGCAAAGCTGTCCACGTGCGGCCAGTCTGAATGTTCCGGCTTGTTCTTGTAGTCAGCAAAAACTAGCGGCTTGCCAAGCTCCTTACAGACGCGCATGGCAATCTCCTGCGTTGCGTCAGGCTTGGCGTTGCCTATTGCGCGAACGACAACAATCTCATCTCCGATAGCGGCGAATGAGCGGAGGCAGCGTTCAATGTATTCCTGAACGTTTCCAACGATAAGGCAGAGGCTAATCATATTAAAAGAAAACCCCCGACAGGGTGCGGCCTGCCGGGGGAAGCTAGCTTTTTGAAAAGCTAACCGATGGGCCGCACTCCATCGGTTTGCTAGTTGGTTTGGTTAGAGTTAGTCAGTGCGTTTGATAACGCGGGCACCCGTGGACAGGCCGCGAGCGTAACCGTAGTTACATTCCATGCTGATATACCGCTGGCCAGTGTTCGGGTCGTAGTGCTTGCGGAGGCCGAAGGTCAGGCCAGTCTCAGGGTCGGTGACGGCCTGCGCAACCTCGTAAGCCGACGGGTCTTGCGGCTGGAGGTAGCGCATCGCAACCGCGATTGCGTTCGGATGAGCGGCCAAGGCCATGACGGACGTGCCGGACGGGAACAGATTGTTCAGCTCGTAGAAGTCGAAGCCGAGCGCACGCATAACCTTGCCCTCCTGAAGGACGCCGGTGTCGCGGAACATGCTTGCTTGAATAAAGTTGGTCACGCCAAGCAGCGCATCGTAGGGCGTGCAATCAATCAGCATCGAGCGCGGCTCCTGAGGCACGTCGTTCTGGTTAAGAGCGAGGCGAGCGGCGCGGAGCTGTGGCACGTCAAGCGCGGTGCTGGCCACGGCAGTGGCGAGCGAGAAGTTCGCCGTGGTGCAAAGGCTCAGAATGTCCTGAAGGACAAGCAAGCCAAGGGCAGCACCCTGCTGACGCCCGAAAGATTCCAGCGAGGCGGAAGACGAATTCCACGCGGAAATGTCGTCTTGGCCGACGGTGATAATCTTGTGCGCCGTGAGGTTGATGGTAACAACCGTCTTGGTGCCCGAGCAGGTCGCGTAGCTGCCGTTAAACGTGGTGGCAGTCAGCGAACTGACAAGGGGCACAAGCACCTGTGCGCCCTTGCGGTCAGGGGCCGCGCTGAAGTTAGTGCTGAATGCGCGAAGCGGGGCGAGAACCTTCGTGAAGGTTTCCAGCGCGGCTTGGCTGATAATCTCGTCGTCGAGGTTAGTGTATGTGGCCATGATGGATTACTGGTTGCTGGTTTACTTGCCGCGCTTCTGCGCGTCAAATTGGGCGCGAATCGCGGCGCGATTTTCGCGGAAAATAAGAACCCGCTTGATGGGGTCTTTCTCTGCCTTCAACTTCTCGCTCCAATCAGAGCCGGCAGGATTGCCAGCCGTAGGAGTGACGGGCGCGGGAGTCGCACCGATGGACGCCACAATCGCGGCAGCCTTGGAAGCGGACTGAGTTTCAACGCTGGCGGCAACTTTGGCCTTCTCGGCCTCAAGGGCTGCAACCTTCGCGGCAAGCTCGTCGCGCTCCTTGGTCAACGCCACATTCGACGCAACCGTGGCGTCGTATTTCTGGTTAAGCTCGGCAAGCGCGTTGCCGGCGTTGGTGGCAATCTGCGCGTTTTGGTCGCTCTCGGAAGCGAGTCGCGCAACTTCGGCTTTGAGTTGGTTAAGTTCTTGTAGCGCAGTCATATTGTTAATCGCATTTGCAAGCTTGTCTCTTAGCTAGTCAAGTCCGCCGATAACTTTTTTCGCCTCGGCCATATCTCGCACCATACCGTCAACAAGTTTGACGCCGGCACTTTGATAGCCCATGAAAGACTGGCCTTGCATTGTGTCATCATCCACGCCGGGGCGATTCTCTGTCACATACGCTTTGAACAGCGCGGCAAGCGAGTCCACTTTTGCTTGAACCTCGGCGGCTTGCGCTTCGCTCAAAGACGTGCCGGGAACGCCCGCGCCCTTGAATTTGCCAGAGCGGAACACGTTTACAACGATGCCCATGGCCTTGGCCATTGCGCTAATATCTTGGTGGGCAACATAAACGCCGATGCTGCCAACCTCTGCGCTAGGCGTTGCGAGAATGGCGCGGCTTGGAGCGGCAATCCAATACGCGGCAGAGCAGCAAAGGCCGGCGGTGTAGGAATAAAGCGGCTTGCTCGCGGCAACCTCTTTTACAAACGACGCAAGCTCTGGCGTGCCGGTGACGGTTCCGCCCGGCGAATCAATGTTGAGGATAATTGATTTGACCGCTGGATTTGTCGCCGCGTCTTCCAGCTTTTCGCGGATGGATTCGGGCCTCGCATAGCCTAGCAACTCGGCAAACTTGGGCAGGCCGGCAACAATCGGGCCGGTCACGTCAATGACAGCCACGCCGTTTTCGTCAACGTCCAGCGGGTCGTCGTCTTCCTCATCTTCGCCAAGCAACATTTCCAGAATCCCGGCTTGGTGCGCCTTGAATTCCTCAAGCTTGGCAAACCATCGGCGCGGTTCAATTAGGAGGAGTTCCTGAGTTTCAAGAATGGATTTCATATTTCTTCCGGGCTGTCGGTTACGCCGGCCACTTCTTTTGTGGCCTGAGAAATCACCAGCGACGGGTTGCTGTTGCGTTCTTGCAGGAAGCTTAGAACGACAGAGACGGGAATATCGTGCCGCTTGGAAAGGTCAACGGCGGTGGCGAAAAGATTGTCCGCTTCTTTGGCCTGTTGAGCGCGTTCTTCCTCCCAATACTTTCCACGCCGCGCCGCAATATCTTTCAACGTAGTCAGGCCAAGCTTATACTCCTCGCGGTCAACTTGCGATGAATAACCCTTGTCCGCCGTCATTTCCTCCGGCGTCTGGTGCGATATTTTCCACCAGTCAACATTCGCAGGAAGCTCGCCTGACTTGATGGCCTTTGCCAACCGCCAAGCGTCAATGCGTGTGGCAATCTTGGAAGCCATATCCTGATAGTCTTCAATGGTCCGCTGCGCAACCTCCATCATCATTCGCAGAGACGCGCCGCCAATCTTGGAGCTATCGTAGGTCAACTCATACGGCCAGCCGATTGCCTGCAAGCCGTCCCGCGTCACACGCTCCCAAAATGCTTGCGTGTTTGCCGATGGCCTCGAGCTTTCCGGGAATTCAACCTTGCTATTGCTGCCGCTCTTGAAAACACGAATTGCCCCGCCGTCCACGCGCTCCTCGTAAATCGTGCCGCTATTCAAGCCGGCCACGCTCTGCATTTCATCCGCGTCAGGGTCAAGGCTGCCTTCCTCGGTGTGTTCCACTACCGCGTAACTGGCTTCCTTCTTCAATGCCAGCCGCAGGAATTCAAACGCCTGCTTTCGGTCCTGCCAATCGCGGATGCCTGACGCAATGCGCGACGCGCCCCGGCATTGTTCCGCGAACTCGGGCTTGTAATACAAAGCCAAGTCGGACGCCGGTATTTCTTGGTAGCTGGTGAAGTCCGCAGAATACACGCGGTATCCAATGGTACGCCCGTATTCGTTGCAGATTGCGCCGTTGACTAGCGCGTTGCCCTTGAACGGACCTGACGCAACCGTGCCTTCATCCGATGGCGAGCCGATGCGATGCGCCGGGATGATTTGCACCTGCGGGTATCCCGATTGTTCCGATTCAGTCAGCAAGATGCCAATGTCGCCGTCCCTGATTATTGATACGATGGCAACCTGAAGCATTGCCCGCCAGTCATAGACGCCGCCGTTCAACACACAAATCTTGTGCCACTCGTAAAGCAGCGACTCGGCTTTCTCGCCCCATGCTTTATCCGCGCCATAGAATTGCGCGATGAAGCTGTTACCAATTGCCGTGTTTGCTATGGTATTAACGGCGTTTTGTAACGGTGCGACGTTGGCATATAGGTAGCGGCCAAGCGTCATCAAGGTCCGATGCCCCGCGCCGGCAATGTTGGCATAGTCGTGCGCTTGGCTTTGAACATACGGGCGCGTTCGGTCCCATCGCGCCGCATCATAAAGCTTGTTGCCAACTTGATTGAATGGACGCCCGTAGGCATCCAAGAGCTTGACGGGTGCGGCTGCCATTAGCGGTTAGGGTTAAAGCTGTCGAAGTTGCAATAGGCGCGGGTCACAAGCGCACCGTAGTCCGTCGGATTCAATTTGCGAAGTGCATAACGGCATTCCTCCAGCACTTCCCGCACGGGCATCGTGAACTGTTTGCTTGTGTTAGTGTTGCCGCTGCCCCACGACATGACCGTCTTGCCTTCGGTCACAAGCGTTTTCGCCTGCGAACGAATGGCCAACACTTCCGCTTCGGTGAAGTCCGCAAATATACCCGACGGCATGGCGAAGGCTTTGCCCGCCGTGGGTCGCTAGTCAAGGCGAGGGAGATTCCTTGAGTTCGTATTCCTTGGCCTCAGCGTTGAAAACGCCACGGGAAAACGCGGTTGCGTCCATGGCAACATAGGCCATGAGTAGACAATCCGAAAAGTGATTGTTCCCGGTGTCTTTCCACACATAGCGCGTCGCGCCGCGTTCGCTTTTCTTGGCCTCGCGCCTTTCGTCCAATAGCTCAGTCAGGAAGTCAGAGCCAACATCCGACGGCAATTCAAAGAGCGGGCCTTTGCCCTTGTAGGCAAACAGAAAGAGCCGGTCCTTGAATGCGTTATTGCTCCAAGATATCCGCGTCACCGTCCGCGTTGCGCCCTTGTTTGTTCCGATGAACGGGTCAATCTGTTTGACCTTGAACGGCCTTTGAACGGTTTTGCCGTTGGACGTTAGCAGGTGCGCGAAAGAGTCCTGTGCGCTGCCCTGCATTGCTATCCAGTTCCAGCGCATACACTCCCGCAGAATCTCCGTTGAACGATTCCCGTCCGCGCAGTCAATAAAAACGCCGCGATTGGCAACGCCTTTCTGCTCCTGCAATGCGCGGAGGTCTGCAAAGTCTGTCAGCCTGCCATAATCTACAACGCGCAATTCCCCACCCTCCCGGATGTTGGAAATAACGTAGCGCAGATGGTCCTTTTGAACGTCCACCGTGATGATGCGCGACACCCGGCGCGGTCCGTTGGCTTCCCAATACTCGCCCCGCTTGTATTGCCCGCAGCGTTTCCGCAATTCGTCCTCGTTTGCCGCGTCTTCCACCAATGCCCATGGCTCGCCAAGTGTCTCTTTGACAAAGCTCTTGAGCATTTCAATGTTGCCAGTCTCCGCAACTTCCTTTGCCGTCAGGAATTCGACAACGATGTCATCCCACTTCACCCAAAGCGAATAAGCTGCCCAAAAATGCCAGCTTTTCACGCCGTTTTCTGGCAACGGATTGCGGTCAACGGCTTCGATGGTTTGCAGGAGCTTGAATTGTTCGACTTGGTAAATCTCGCCTTCGCAGCTTTCGCACTGGTAGCGCACCGTTTTCCTTAGCTCTTGCCAGTTCCATTTGCCAGCCGGCCTCGTGGTGTCGTTTGTATCCCAAACGAATCCGCCTTTGTCGCGTGGCTCAAATAGAACCGTGCGCTCCCGCCCGAATCGGAACGGCTGCCGATGCTGGCAATGCGGACAAGCCCAATGAAAAAACGTCTGCGTGCCACTCAGGAAGTGCGTGTGCATACTTCCGCCACTCAATTCCGGCGTGGAGATAAGCACTTGCTTCGAGTTCCGATACGTGCGGACGCGCTTCAATACCTTGTCGAGGCTGCCCGGTTTCCAGTCGTCTATTTCGTCACCGATGAAGTATCGGACCGGGGTTGACTTCAATTTGCTTGGCGAATTTGAGCCGCGAAAGTAAAGCGGCATCGTGGCAAACTGAATCAGGTTCAGCGACTTTTCGCTGCGTTGCAACGGCATCCGCTTGGCCACTGCCGGCGTTTGTTCAAACATCGGCAGCAACCTCGCCTTGGTGAATTCGTCGCAAGCCTCCTCTGACGCTCCAACCCAAAACATCGGGCCGGGGGCTTCGCAGATTGCCCACGCCGCGAATATCATCAAGGTCTGCGTCTTGCCGGCCTGTGCCGATACCATGACAACTAGCCGCCGCGTCTCCCGGTCTTGGAGTGCGTTGAATAGCCAGCGCACCATCGGTGACACGTCTGTGCGGTATGGTCCCTCTAATGCTGACAAGCCGGTCAGGTCAATGTTTCCCTCCGCCCATTTCCATAGCGGCCCGTCGTCAGGCGGGGTCAGCCATTGTTCGACGAGCTTCGCATGGGTCTCGATGGAGGTCACTTGTCGGACGGCATGAAATCCATTTTAGCAACCTCTTTCAACGCAGAGCGGATGGCGTCATTGAACCGCGTGGCGATGAACTCGGCTGGCTGGTTATGGCAGATGTTGGCGAGGCCGTCGGACAGATTGCAGAGCCGGCCAACCAATGCAGTGTAGACCGCGCCGTTGACCGCACAGACGTGCTCAACGGTCAACAGCTTGCCCTCGCGCTCTGCTACTTGAAGCTCGGCCAGTTTGGCTTTCGCGGCTTTCTCGCGTGTCTTGGCTTCGTTGTAGTCGCCTGACTTGCCGTCTTTCTTGTCGGCCCGCAGGTGTTCAATGTAAGCGCGGACGCAATCATCAAGCGGCCAGTTGCCCTCGCCCTCTCCCCTTGGCAACGAACCCATTGACGCCAACCGTTGCACTTGGCGAGGCGTAACGCCAAGCATCTTGGCAAGCCTATCCGTTCCAACGGTTTGAGACTGCGACTTTGGTTTTGCGCTCATTTCATAACCACTGTCAGGACGGCTGATAACC